CAGGCATAGACTTTGCCCTCGAATTGGAAAGAACCATCCTTTTCAATAGGCACAGCGATAGGCAAAACGCGCTTACGATCTGTGTAAATAACCCCAAATCCAGCCTGCCAGTTAAATGTTCCTTTGGTGTAATAAGCCTGACGGGTATCCATCATGTGCCCAACTTCAAAGCCTGTTAATCTAGATACCTCTAAACCGCCTGAGGATTGCGTATAAGACGATATACCTTGTCGGTGTGTATGTCCACAGACTACGCTCTTTCCGTGTCTCTTAGCGGCTTCTAGGGCTGTTATGCCCCCAGTAGGCTTTGTGCTTTGCTCATCGCCATGCACCATAATCCAATTTGTGCCTGGAATCTCGTAAGGCTTCTTGTGATACTTAATACCCAATTCTGGCAATCTAAGAAAATTCTCTATTTCGAGTTCTGGTGCGCCTATCAATCCAGGTAATCTAGTAGAAATGGAATTAAAGAGCCGCGCTCCGTGATTGCTTCTTGAGAGTTGTGTGATTTGCAGGTCATACATGACATCGACACAAATATCTCGGTCTTTTCCGATGGTTTTGGAGTGTTCGTCAAAGCCTGAACTCCAGCGGCTAATCGTCTGAAAATCAATCTCATCACCAACACAAAGAACCTCATCTGGCTTAAATTTCTTAATAAACTTTGCTACGTTTGCTACTGCTTTGGGATTGTGAAAGGGAACTTGCAAATCACTTATCACGACTATTTTCAAGGTTAGTCCTCGTCTTCATCCTCGTAATAGCCTGGTTGGTCTGGCAACCAATTAGGGCTAGGCAAGATAGTGGCAGGATAGGTTTGTGGTGCAGTAATTAAATAAAGTGCATGATCTACGCTAAAGCCAGCGCGACGTAATGATTTGTAATACTCATTAAGCCCAATGCAATACTGGTCAAGAGCTGAGTAGTCAGTTACGTCTATGACTTTTCTGCGTGCCATAGGAAAAGTGTTACCTATTTAACATGTCAATGATGGTATCGACACGCACCTCAAGCCGATTGACTTGATCGCGTAGTGATGAGCCACCATTAGTTTTAAGTTCACTGAGGTAATGCTTAACAAGCCAACGGACTGAGGCTGCAAAAGCAGTAACAATAGTTACAAGGCTAACAATTAAAGCAGCCCAGTCTTGCGCACTCATTACTTTTGAATAACTAGCGTTGAAAGATTAGATGAGCCGCTTGAAGTAACTGCATAAACGGCGTTGCCATGATTCTGAACAATTGTTTTATCGCCATTGTCCATGCGATAGCCATTAGCAACAGTTACATCTGCGCCACCAATATAAAGTGTGCCTGATGAGGAATGAAAATGGACTTCTTCAGCTGCATTGTCCTCAGTTACTACTATTGATCGTGTAGTTGTTATTGTGTAGTTTGCGCTATAAATACTCATTTTTTAGGAGTCGCATATCCAAAGACACCGGCAAGGATTGCCCACAATACTGCGCGGTAATCAGCTGCAAAGTTGCTTGCTGCCCAAGCAGACAAGAACGCTCCGGACATTAAGAAATAAGGATTCTTCATTTTGTTGCTCCTAACATAGGTATTTGAAAAAAAGAACTATTGTCATCACCTTTAGCCGTAAACGAGATATGAAGGTGTGAGGTGTGTGGGTCGATTCCGGAATACTTGCGCCATTTGTAATTAAGGATAGACGAGGCGATTCTGCCGTTGAATATGACGTAAGCAATGCGTTTGTCTGTCTTTGCGGCAATCCTAATCTGATCAGCAAGATAGGCTGCGTTATTTTTTGCCCCGCCCAAATCTGAGTCAATGTCAATGGCTCTAACGACCATAGTAGGTAGCAAAGGATTATGATCTGATTTAGTCGCTGCGTGGCGAGTGTCCCCAATCCACCCATCGGAACGGCGATCTCTATCTGGGAAACAGTCATCTATCTGCTCACGGAGTTGGACACCGGCTTTACAAAGGTGTGGTTTCATCTGGCACAATCCATTTGCAAGTATCTTCATCAAAACCAATTTGGTTTTCAGGTTCTGGAGCAATAAACGCATCTCTTGTTTGGTCATAAGTAAAACCTATACCAGCAAAGTTTTTTCTAATTTTGCCGTTATAACTAGTTTTAATCCAAGTGCCACCAAGCGAATTCATAAACGCTTCGCCTTCATCGGGCAAGTTGTTATCGCCAACAAGAACTCTAATAACCACTTTATTTAGATCTATTTCTGCCCAATGACTCATTATGCAGTCCTTTGAAATGTGCCGGTAGAAGTAAACTTATGGTATGTATAACCACCGCTTGTATAGGTAGTGCCGCCTGTTGCAGTCATAGTTGCAGTTAAATATCTAACAATAATAATTCCTGAACCACCAGCAGAACCAGAAGTTGCAGAACCACCACCGCCACCTCCGCCACCACCACCAGTGTTTGCCGTTCCTGGTGAAGGAGCATTTGCAAAATTACCTGCTCCTGTTGCACCTCCGCCATAACCACCAGCAGTTGTGCCACTTTGACCTGATGCAGCTCCACCAGAGCCACCACCAGCATAATAATAAGTTCCGCTTACATTTTCACCGCTTGAAGTAATTGAGCCCCAAGATGAATATGCAGAAGTTCCAACGCCACCAGCACCACCAAAACCTGTTGAGGTAAGTCCACCAGTTGAACCAGCAGCACCAGCACCACCGCCACCTCCGCCGCCGCCGTCTACAAGTGAACCACCATTACCGCCAGCGTTACCTTGCCCAGAAGTGCCGGCAGCACCTGTTATAGAAGCGTTTTGTGCAGCACCTTCGCCGCCACCGCCAGAACCTCCAGTAGTTGCATCGTTGGAACTGTTAAAACCAGCTCCACCACCGCCACCTACTGCTTGTGTTAATGATCCAAATTGTGTGTTGTTACCTTGATTACCTCGTTGGCTCGAACCAGGCACTGTTCCGCCTGCACCAATTCCACAAGTGTAACTGCCGATTGCTATTGGTTGTGCTGCATAATAAAGAAATCCACCAGCACCGCCGCCGCCGCCTGAGCCACCGCCACCTCCGCCACCACCAGCAACAATAATAATGTCAGCTGATGGCAAAGATGCGACACCCCCGCCAAATATGCTTGCTACTGCGTTGCCTATCATTATGCGATTGCACCAACAATAACCCAAGAGTTAGCAGCTGTGCGAATACATGTGCAAGCCTTATATTGGCTTAAAGTAGGAGCGGCTGATACTGCGCCCGCAGAAACAATGGTTACACCCGCCCCAGCTGCAAAGGTTAGTAGTCCTGCGCCTGTGTTAATAAAAGTAATTGCGCTACCAACGGCTGCCGATGTAAGTGTTGAATCAGGTGCAATCGTAACAATTTTAGTGCTTGCATTAGAAGTAAGGATGGCTACCTGATATAGATCGCTATTAGCCACTGTGTAGGTTGAACCGCTTTGTGTGGTTACTGTGAACGAAACTAGGCCGTTATACATCGCAGCTGAAAGAACATCGCCTGTTGCTGCTGGAAATCCTGTTGCCATTTATTACCCCTTAATAAGTCATTACTGACGTGCCGATTATACCGTATAAAGAACTGCCGATGATGAAACCATCCACTATTGGTTCAGACGTTGTAAAAGTTGTATTCCAACTGTTTGGAGTTATCTCATGTTGGATGCCCATACATTGCAAGGTCTTTTGGATAGTTGTGCCATCTTGAGCCACGTTGGTTATAGCCATCGTGTCAAAGAAATCTAGGTTAAGAGCTGCTGAAATACCTGCTGTATATGAAGGAGTATTCAGATCAAGAGTAATAGCGTCAATTCGGATTGTAGTCTCAGCGCGTGTTATACAATAAGTGCGGGCTATATTTAAGGCTTCAGCATCGGTCTGGACTACTAAGTCTGTGACGTTAATTGAGTGTGGAAAATACTTTGTAATGGATGCCGCATTTGTAGCGCTCTGGGCCGTTCCACCACTTCTAGTTATGGAAGTTTGATTGATAATCAGCTTGTCATCAAAAGCGAATACTATGTTCTTGTAGCCTATGCCTGAGCCGTCATTGGCAAAAGTTGTTGGATTAGCACCAGACTTGGAAATAATATAACTCCGAGCATGGAACTCAGCGTTACCGCCACCGCCTACATAAAACGCGCCTTGTTCTGAGAATTCAACGTTCTTTATAGCGTTAAGAGAAGTGCGAGCAGTGCCAGGGTCGGCCTGGACTGTTGAGTCTCCGGTCTCGACTTCACGCATTGAGGAAGGCCATGA